TTCAAATTGAATTTTTTCTTTTAATTGGTCGAAATTTTGCTGGTTAGCTGATTGGAATATATCTGCCCTTAAATTAGCCCCATAATTAGGTCTAAAAGGTCTTTCACCTTTATTAGTTAAAAAAAAGTTAATTAAATTTGATTTAGTTTGATCTTGAGTAGTATAATTAATGTTAAAAACAGCATCATTACCCCCAGAAAATGGAAGACCTACACCTACCGCGGTTCCAGCTTGAGTATCAACTGGGAATTTATTTGCTATTCTTCTAGCCATTATTTGCTATTTAAAAGACCCATAATTTGATCCATCCCTAATTCCCCTGGGGGTAAAGTACCATTAGCAGGATCAATTGGTCCTGATGGGTTAAACGTTGCTGCATCTTTTGCAGTAAAGGTTCCTGTTTCTCCCAAAATATTCATGTAAGCTGCTTTTTTCTCAGCTGCGTTTAATGAAGGGGGTTGGGATGAAAGTTGTGGAGTTGGCATTGAAATATTTTCAGATACCATTGACTTAGGAGAACGAACGGCTTCTAAAAGAATATCTTTTAATTCTTCTTGGATTGCTTCTTTTACAGCATCCTTAATCATCTTTTTTAATTCCGTAGATTTCATTATTGAGTTTTTATTATAAATATAAATTAATTATAGACTTTTGTGGATTTTAGTTCCCATTTATATAATGTACTATTCCATAGGTAGGTATCCACAATTCGGGTATTAAAACCACCAACATTTTGAAAACGTTCAAGAGTTTTTTGCTCACCATTAGCATTTCCTAATACTTGGAAGGGGGCTGGGGATGGTGTATGATTAACCCATTTTTTGGATTGTGCCAAATATCTATAGAATTTTCCACTTTTTATTCTTATTTCACCATTTGAACCCGGGCCATTAAATGGTGAATATGAGGGTGTTGGTTTTGTAAATGATAGATTAGAATTAGATCTAGGTGATTCTTTAACTAAAGAAGATACTCTTTTAGCTTCATTCCACCCATTTTCCCAAAAAATTCTCAAATAAGTATCAACCCTTAAGAAAGGATTATCTGTTATTTTTTTACCAGCCTTAAATGCTGTTTTACCTTCTTCAGTTGCTATTTGCTTTCTTTGCTGAATTTTAGCTAATTCTTCCCTTCGTGCATCTTCAATAGCTTTAAGGGCTGCTTCTTCTGAAAGTCTTTGTAATTCTAGTTTATCGAGTTTATCAATTTCCCATTTTACAGTATCTAATAATACTTGAGTTGAAGAGCTAAAGGAAAAAGGAGTTTTTATTTTTACACCCTCTTCATTTACCCCAACTGCCCTCCTACTAGGAAATGAAAATTTATTCCCAGCATCACTATCAATTGTAAGAGTAAAACCTTTATATACTACAGGGTTGGGTGAATTTGGGCTTAATCTATCTTCTAAAGTCTCATTTTGTATAGTATCGTTACCATTTAAACTATTAGCTCCACTATTACTAGCATCCTTAGATGTTAAATCTATACCTAAACTTGAAAAATATGCTTCTTTTTCGTCATCACTCATCCCTTCGGTTTCAGCTTCTAAACACCCAACTATTAAACCCTCTAATTGGGCTAATTTAGATTGAACCTTTGAAATTATATCAGTAATAATTTGAGTTGAAGGTGCAACTTGAGAAATTACACCCTTACCTTCTTTAACTATAATACCAAGAGTATCTAAAGTATCAGATAAAGTTGTTATAATGTTTAAGGGAATACCAACCCCTGGAGGAACTGAGGTAGGAACAGGTAAAGCTTTGATGACAGATATTGAAGTATCTACTGTGGATAATACTCTATTTACCTTATTCCCAGTTCCTGTTAATGAATCTAAGGATGATTGTATTTGGGTTAATGCTTGTTCAAGTTGATTCTTTTGAGCTAATATTTTATCTATTTCAGCTCTTGGAGGGCAAGATTTTTGCAATTGTGCTATTAAAGGATCAATAGCCAATTCAAATTTAACTGCACTTTTGGTGGCATTTTTAACCATAGACCCTACTATACCTCCGAACCCTGCCATTAGATTGTTTTATTTTGTTTAGAAAGTAAAGTTCTTAATTGAGCTTTATATGAATTAAGTAATGTTTGAGATGCAATTGCTTGAGCATTCAAAGGAGCAAATGGAGCCCCCGGGGGTAAAGAAACTAAAGAAGATAATTTAGTCATTACCGAAATCATTTCAGTTAAAATTTTATCTAAAAGATCAACTGTTTTATCTCCTAACATTAAAGATTCAGTAGCATCTTTGCTACCTAGTAATATAGAACTTGCGCCTATTACGTGTTCTTTAGTGTCTATATTTACGCTATCTACAGCATTCAGTGATACCGATGTAGCTGATGAAAACATTATATGGTCCGTTTTAGTATTAAATACTAAACGTCCTGAATTTAGAATAATTTGTTCACCTTCATATTGATTTGGAGTATCTGGGGGTGAATTATATGAGTTGTAATTTATACTTGAAGCATTAAGGGGAAGTTGTTGAGTAGAAGACATCCAAATAGAGGATAAATCATCATTAATATTTTCTACTACAGGAATCCACCCACTTTCCCCATTGTTTGGGTCTTCACCATTTCTTATAATTATAATAGGATCACCATTCTCCCCAGCTTCGGACCAATTTGTAAATCCTTTAACAGTAGAACCAAATCTAATACTATTCCCCCATCTACCTTCATGAATTACATCCCCTTCAAAAGGTAAAAGAGGGTTAATGTTAGATTTTTCTTGGAAGGTTTCTCCAAGATTAATTTCTGTACTACCATCTGTTACTCTTCTAACAGCACCTGCTTCGGTTTGTTGGTAATCTGCTTTTTGATTTTCACTTAAAGTTAAAGCATTGGGTAGAGCATTGTGGTGGGGGCTATTCCAAACATTTACAGTATGGAAATAATATTGATCTTGGGCATTACCACCATTTTGATTTTCTGGGGTAGGAAGAGAAAACACATATACAATTTCGTTTATTAGAGGAAATTGCTTTGAATTCGATAAGGCTGGTTTTGCTTTTTGTTCTGTTAAATCCTCAAATGTAGGATCTGTTGTAGATAAATAAAAAATAGTACCTAAACCATTCCAACCACCTACTTCTTCAAATTTCTCATGGGAATCGTCTAAAACAATATCAACAACTCTTACAGCTGAGATTTGGCTAGAATTAGTTCCCCCACCCCCAACATCACCGGGGGAAAGAATTGAAGAACCTAAACCAGAAAGACCATACCTAACGTCCATTATTTTTTCTTATCGTGGATTTTATTAATTTCGGCAAGAAGTTGTTCTTTTTCCTCATCAGAAATACCAAATGAATCATCCCCTGATGCTTCTGCTTGTAGGGCACGTTGAACTAAGGTGGCCATTTTAATAAGTAAATCATCATTTTTAACCCCAATATCCATATATTCTTTTATAAGGGGTACTATAAGGGTTGCGTCCCCTATATCTGAAATAAGGGGTTTTAATTCTGAGATAAGGGCAGAAATTTGGTTTTCTTTTTTCTTTTGGTTGTTATAAATCTCTTCAAGAAGACTTGAAAATTTTTTCTTACCAAATACTATTTTATCTAATTGTGACATAATACATACACTTTAGTTTATTATAAATATTAAAACTAAAAGTTTGTATATCCATGCTCTAGATAAAAAATGTAATTTTCCTTGAATACGCTGTAAAGTCTATCAGCGATTTTAGTAATTTTAGGAGTTTTAACATCTACCATCTCACGGATGTAAATGTAAAGAGCTTTTTTATTGAAGATTTCTAAATTTTCTCTTTTACGAAATAATTCTAGAATAGCATCAGCAACCCGGGCATCTTGTTCCTTTGGAAAAAGAGTAAAAATATTTTCGGTTACATGATCTACAAAAAGATCAATATATTCTGATAATGGATCTTTATCTTTGTCTGGGTTTAGATTATATGAGTGGTTTTCGTCTTCTAATAGACTCTCATATGGGGATTTGTCTATTCGTTTTTTATAATTTTTCTGGTTTGAAAGAATTAAGTAACGTTTAACAATAGTACCAAAATAAGAATAAGCTTTAGCCCCATTTTCAGGGTTAAAAAGGTGGATTTTTGATAAGAGAAAAGTTATTATCTCGTGTTGGAGATGTTCAATCTCATCTACCTCAGTATAATAAAATTTAAATGTATGGATAATATTCTCCGTTAATTTGAAGAAAGCATAATGAATATCCTGCTCATATATTTTAGAACGGACCGCAGGGTCATCCTCATTATTATACCTTACGATTGCGTTTTCAGTCTCTTGGGTAAAATAATTTTTTGATTTTGGTCTTCTTTTTCTAATTATAGAGTCCATTAAATTTGTTTAATTCGAAATTCATTAAGAATTGTTTGTAGTTTTTTAATTTCGTCAAAAAACCATCCAATCTCATCATCAGATTTAAACAAACCATTTTCATCAATCTTTTTAAGACGTTTGTCGGATTCATCAATAGCAGTACTAAACATACTAAGATATTTCATATATTCTACTAGAATATCTTCTTGTTTTTCATTTTTCCTTAAAAGGTTAAAAGTCGTAAATCCTAAGATTACGACTAAAACCGAAAGTACTGAGATAATAATTGTAGTTATCATAAATTATCTAACATATTTTTTAAACCTTCACTTTTAATAGAACCAAGTGCTTTGTTCTTTACTGCGGAGTTGGATGGTTTTTTACCATTGTCACCCAATATAAAATTGTCCTTTGGGGCATCCAAGCTATTCTGGAATTTAGGTAACCATTCACGTTCAAACTCAATACGAGCCGCCATTAAATCTGCCTGGTGGAGAATAAATGGTAAACAGGTACGTGGTTTTTGTTCTGGCATGTAAGCCATTAGGTATTTTTTATTAGCATCATCATACAAACCATCGTGGGTTTGAATTGCTAACATTTCATTAAAGGTATATTGAATACCATGAGATTGAAGCATAAATAAACCTCTATCGGGAACTGAAGCAAATGGAACCCGAGTGTTGAACATATAATCTTCACCTAATTTTTCACGTCTCCATTTATCAGTCTGGGGGATATATGATTCTTGGGTTTCATCTCCCATTTTACCTAAATCATGGTTAATAGCAGAAAATACAAGTTCTTCTTTAGTAAAAGTAGACATATCTGCTCCTTCCTCAGCCCAAAGATCATACTGTTTAAGGGCACAACGTACTACACGATTTACATGCTCAACATATCCTCCCGGAAAAGCATTATGATATTCTTTTTTATGGGCCGCGGGCATTAAAATTACACGCTCCTCATATTTTTTATAAAACTCAAGTAATGCTTGTTTTCTTTCTCCCGTAATGTGAGAATCAATGTTAGCGAGGAATTGTACCCAATTTTGTTGGATATCTTTTGCTTCTAAAATCATAACTTATTTTTTAATATTATCTATTAATTCCGGTGTTAATTTCTCCGGGTGTGCGTTCTTCACGATCAACATAACCTTGGATATCATCAATTAACTCCTTTGCATCGGAAATAACCTTCATAAAATCACTAACAGGTTGTTGGCGTTGAACAATCATCTCTAATTGCTTAAGTTTTCCTTCAAGAACTACTGTCTTGTCTAAAACGATGTTTCTATATCTCATAATTTTTATTATTTATTTATATACGTTTATACATATCACGGTGGAATATTTCCTAACCCCCGGTATCTTATACCCCTTATTTCCTAATATCTCTTTTTTCCCTTTTCCCGTATTCTAAATGTACGATTAGAAAAGATCCACTCCAAGCTTAGGTGCAATAAAATCTAATTACTTTTGAAATATTATGAAGATGTGCACATTTTTCATATTCTTCCTGTTCCTGGAAGTAATGGGTTGCTAGATTAAATGTGGTAAGCAACTCTTGATTTGAATAATTTTTTAGAATATTAAAACTTTCGAGGTTCTTCACGTCAAAATCTTTTATATATTCCCATGATCTAGTGTATACAATGCATTCCCCCGCAATTTTCACGTCGTCCGTGTCAAATTCTTTATCTGCGCGTTTAATAAGCTTTACTAAACTATCGCTAAATGTAGTATGATTAAGAATAAGTTTTTTAAATATCCCTAATTTGAAAGCAGGTGAATCCTTTAACTCTAATAATTGGCCCGCAATTTCAGACTTTTCATTAAGAGGAGGATCTTGATCTGCTCTATTAAATAATTCAAATATTTTATTAGGATCTATCATAGCCCATCAAATTCAGTACTTACGATTACTTTACCAGTAGAATCTATTTTTACATAGGTGGGATAATAATCATCTTGGAATACAAATCTTAATGATTTAGTTTTAGGATCAATAACAGAAAACTCATGATTAACTTCATCAAGATAATCACCTAATTCTTTTTCATCCAACCACCCATCAACCCAAAGTTGATGAGCTATTTGAAGGTAGGATATAATTTCTTCCTGTGGCATTTCCATTATAAATATAAGTAAAGGGAATTTCCCCTTGGCTGGTATTTGTGTAGATAAAATACATAAGTCTATTTTTTACTCCCCACTAATTCAAAATATGCTTTCTCTGCGGCTTCTATACGTGGCATTTTGGGGTCTTGTTCTAAAATAGATGAAGTTTTTTCTCTCCATTCTATAAAAACACCCTTTTCAGCTGCTTTAAAACCGTATTCTTCATATAATTTTTCGTTTGAAGCCATGACTTTATAGATTTAGGGGTTCCTTGGGTTAATACATATTAATATTCACTCTGTAAGTCACTATTGGTTACCCTTCTAGTGTTGGTTACTCGGTTAATATTGATTTCATTTTTAAGTTCACGTATAACATCATCAATGCGATGATGAAC